TGTGTTTCGTCAATGTCGAATACCAGATTGCCAGCTAATGCAAGGTTATCTATAGCCATACGGATGTGACCATTCATTAGCATTTGGCTGTCTTCCATGTTTTCTGCTACGCCTACACCAAATAGCTGGTAAGGATTAAGCTCGTATGGAAAAGCTTGGTAAGGTATACGAGTAGGTAAAAAGGGATTTGCAACAAAACGTAGTATCTGATTTCCTGAAACCCAAATGTTTACTTGGACTGAGTCTTCACCCTTTATTTCTTTCGGAAGTTCAATACCAATTTCTTCAGCGAACTTCGCATCCAAGATACCCCAATACTCCAATACTTCAAAACGACTTCCCGTGTAGTTTGGATCATCGTTGCTAGCATTGAGAGTAGTTTCATAGTACTTTTCTTGATAATTGGGACCGCTTTGGAGAACATTGTCAATACCTTCTTTGTTAAAGAATGGACGATTGGAAAGATCACGTAGTTGCTCCCTGTTCATTCTGTGTCGTTGGATTACATAGTCGGCATCTTCTATACTCGTTGCGCTTGAATCAGGGTAGAAGTCCCAGCAACTGACTGCTTCAATACGAGGAACTGTTTTATCTATTGGCTTGTACTCGCCACCTTCCCAGTTATGTACTGTCTTGTTATAGTTAAACGGGCCTTTTATTATTCCTGTACCAAGAAGAGAGCATTCAAAGATAGCGTGACGCAATACTGTAACAGCATTAGTGTCTAGTAGCTGATCTTGGATACACTTCTCCATAACTCTTGCTGCTTCTGCTGCAGGACTTATCTGTGGCTCTCCCATTCTTGCAGGACCAGAGGCTAGGTTAACACCTTCGTATCTGTCCGAAAGACCACCAAGATCTGCAGCTTGTGGTCCTTGATTTGGCTGCTCTTGTGAGGCAGTAGCTTGCATAGCACCTGGAAGTAACTCATTACCGTCACCTTCGAAGCCAACACCCATAGGTTTATCTTCTACAGGAGTTTGAGAAAGGTGTGCAAACTTATCAATGCCTGTTGGCATAGGAGTAGATTCAACAGAGATAGGAAACTTGTTGTTAGCGAACAGAATGTCTATAATTTGTCCGTATGCAGCAAGAACCTTGGTCTTTGTTATCTTGACAAATACTTGACTACGCTCGTTGTCTCTGTATTGCGTTGACGAGTCGTAGATACCACGATAGTTCTTATACGCTGTTAACCAACGTGTTTCATCGTTTCTACGTCCTGTTTCTGCATCAGAGAAGCGAGCTTTAATAGTACCAATGATACTGTTGTAGTTATCACGATCACCGTCAAGATCTATAAGACCTTCTGTGTCTTCTTCTTCTTCTCTGTTTTGTGTATCATCTAAGAATGATTGATCAGCCATTAATGTCTACCTTACTTTTTTTTAGATATGGCTTTTCTTTTTACAGTGCCGCCTTTGTTTTTCTTTGCAGCATCACTACTTATATTACCTCTAGCTTGAGAGTATAGTCTTGCTAAAGCTTGTTTTGGAGACATATTAGGATCTTTTACAACCCCTCTAGATACATTATAAATTCTAGCAAGAGACTGTGCAGTTGTTAAATTAGCCATAATTTAACTCCTTATTTTGGTTCTAGTGAATTGACACCTTGTTGTTTGTCTGCAGCCATTATCATAGATGCTTGACCCATGTGCTTGCTACCGCTTTCAGACGGAACAGAATCAATAAGAGAAGATGATTCAATCTTAGTTGTAAACTCAGGCTTCTCACGATAGAGTTGAGCTTCGTTTACATCAGACATTTCACCGTGTTTAGACATTTGGCCCATTATGTAGCCTGACTTGTATGCTTGTGGATTACCGTATGGCATGGTTTAGTTTCCCTTGTTTTAGTTGGTTGGTTGAAATTAGTTACGTATAAAACCTTTGTATCCACTGTATTCGTCTTCGAATGTGGACTTAACGTTCTGTGCATTTTGTAAAGCAAAGCCACCTGCAGGAGTAGTATCCATAACTTGTTGGCCTTGCATTTTAGAGTCTTTTCTTCCTTGTAGTTCTTGTTGCATGCTTTGAAGTTCTTGTTCATTAGCCCTGTAAGACCCGCTTTTTGGAAGAGCTTCGCCTGTTGCTACTCCTCTTTCTAGGTCTGCAGTTGAAGCATCTTCTGCTGTTCCACCCATGTTAGTAGGATCAAGTGCTACATCTAAGACAACGTCTGCAGCTTTAGCTCCTCCTGTGAGACCTACACCTATTGCTGTTGTTGCTGCACCTATTGCTAGTTGTATTACTTTTCCTCCAAACAATCTTTTATATCTTTGAGAAGGTGTTTCAAATTCGTTTGGTTTCTCTAAGGAAAAATTGTTTCTTTCGGCTATTGTCTTTGCTGGTGGAGGTTTGTTTGCATCTGTAACGTCTTGTTCTATTTTATCTGCGTCTATATTTAGTTGTGTAGTCTCAGCTATAGATTGTTTATTTAGATCTGCAACCTCTATTCTTTTTTTAGCAACGTTTTCTTGTGTTTGCAGATTACTTTGTTCTACCTCTAGTGTAGCTTTATTCGTTGTTTGAATAGTATTTCTTGTTTCTGCTATATTTAATTTTGTTTGTTCATTAGCTAATTCAAGTTCAAGTTGTGTAGGAGGTCTTTTTGGTGTAACTTCAGCATTAGTTTCTGGTTCTGATAAATCAGGAAAGTCTATAACCATAGACCCTTTTTTTATGTCTAGGTCTGGTAAATCGATATCAAATGCTGGCCCAATTCCGTTTACATTAGTAGCTCCTGCACTACTTCCAAGAGTTGCCTCTAATATATCTAAAGCAACTTGAGTAGTGCTTTTTTTCCCTGATTCTGATTTTAATCTTGCACCAACATAACTTCCTGTACTCATGCTTTTCATGGTGTTTACGATTTCACCAACTTGAGCGTCGTTATCTATATGCCCTAGAAGCTTACTTACTACGCCTGTAGAAAGATTCTTTTCTTCAAGAGTAGAAGCAAGAATTGTTGCTGAGAGTTTTCTTATGTATTTTGCACCTCGTAACACTTGGCCTTTCATGGCTTTTTGATAAGGTTTCATAAGAGACACAAGGCTATTCTCTCCCTTGTGACTTGTTGTTGCTCCCATTTTTTCTACAAATTTAGCATCACCTACATTGTTTCTATCAAATACTCTATTATCACCTAACGCTTTTTGCACAGCTTCATCTGCAGCTTGTGGATCGTTAATTCGTAATTCTGATACTGATGCCTCAACTATTGATAAGCGTTCAGCCCGTCTTTTCTTTAATAACTCTAAAGCAACTGTTGGTAACTTAACTTCTTGTCTTAACTTATTTGATCTTTTATCTTCTCTTACAATTCCTGTGTCAAAGTCTACATCATTAAAAGATAAACTGGCAACTTCTCCAGGTCTAAAAGGAATCAATAGATTAAATAGTACAGCTTCTCGCGTATCTATGTCAGCTATGTTTCTTACGTACTTACGAAGAACTTGTCCTAGTTCTGAAACTGTAGGAAGTTCACCTGCTAAAGCGTGTTTACTTCTTATTTGATCTGATATACGTACTCTTGTTGTTACGCCTTTAATAGTTTTATCGGTGTATGCTGAACTTGTTTCAGGATCTCCAAGCATACTTGCAGGAACAGAATGAGCAAGACCTATGTTTTTAGATTTTAAACTTGCTCCTCCCATCTGTTTACCAGCTTGTACTGTAAAAGGGTAAGGAACCTCGTTTATAGGCTGGTACTTAGCAGCAACTCTATTCTCTAAAAAACCTATTGTTACAAAATGATTTGCATCTGTAGGTTTTGATAACATCAGCTCCCTTGCGTTATCCAACGTAAGATAATCAAACCACTTTGTTTTATCTATATCTATCCTGTTACCAGAAGAATCTAATGAATCTGAAAACTTCTTAAAGAAAGATTCAACAGCTCTAGGCTTATAAGTCTTTTTATGTGAAGGATCGTGTTGTTCCGCTCCTGCTATGTCTGCAAGACGAAAGAAATCCTTAATAGTTATAGATTTGTCAGCTACTTGTCTTAATGCTAAATCTACGTCTAATGATGCTTCTATAAAGCCTTTATCTGCCACTTTTAGTATCCAAATACACTGTCTGCTGGTTGAAACGTTTCTTTTTTGATCTGATTAAACAGGTTGTGTTGCGGTAAATTTGTAGGTCTTGTCATACACATGTATCTAAGTGCATCGTAAGCGTGATCTTCTGCTTTTGTGTCTACATCTTCACTGTTTGTCTTTGACAACGGAATAGTAGGTAGCGTTCTTACTAGATTCGTACAAGTGGAGAACATCTTGAGCTTTGGTTCGTCTGTACGCTCGTTTATTGCAAGTCTTCGATGTAACTCTATCTTTCCTGCTAGTCTGTGCTTGTCTGCAGGGACAAAACGTACACCGTTCCGTATAAGAGACTCTGCTATGCTTGGTCCTGTACCGTGATTTGACCAACAGGCTCCGTCAAGTACGCTAATCTGCATCACTGGATCATTTTCTTCTAAGGCGTTAATGGTTTGAGCTAGTCTTTCGCCTGTGAAGCCAGCAGAGTATAATTCTCTGTAGATCCATATTGTTCCATCCCAATCTACTGCACCCCAAAGTACGCAACTAGGAGCAGCATAACCATAATCGGCTGCTCGAATGCGAGGCCAGTTAGTAGGTATCTCAAAAGGGTCAACAACGTGCTTGTGTCTTTCAAACTCTGAAAATGCTGCACCATCTGCAACATCCCAATCACCTTCTAGTAGTCTTCTTCGTTCTATTTCTGGTAGTGACAGAAGCATTGCTTCATATTCGCCACTTTCCATCAAGTATGGGTTGTCTGTTAGCCTTGCAGGTATGAATCTACGTTGGTATAAAGGCTTGTTAGGGTGTAACGAATGATTAGGGCCGTATCTCAGTATCTTTTTAGTGTCAATGTCTGTAGCCCAGTAAGGATCGTTAGGAACTGCAGGGTCTATAAACATTTTTTTAATCCACCAACCTCCTATACCTCCAGGATTGGCAGATGCTCGCATATATGTCTCTATGTTTGGGTCTGTTGTCCTTAAACGAGAACGAAGGTAGTTCCAAACATAAGGAGTAGGGTATTGTCCAAGTTCATCTATCCCTATCCATGTAAAACTTTGCCCTTGATAACGTGTAACGTCAGTATCTTTATCTACATAACTGAATAACGCTGTTGCGCCACTTGGAAAGGACCAAGTATTCTTAGACTCTCTAAAGATTGCACCTGGAAATGCCTTTGGGTACAACTTTCTTGATTGATCTACTAGTTCTGTCAGCTCTGAAAGCGTCCTACGTAGCAATAAGGCTCTGTGGTTGCCGTTTCCAGCGTAACGTAGGAGGTCAACTAGCATGGCAAAGGACTTTCCTCCACCTGCAGCACCACCATATAGCACTTCTTTCTCTGGTGCTGCCAAGAAATCAACTTGTGGACCCTTGTTGGGTGTGAAGATGACCTCTGTGTTGTCCGTTATAGAGTCTCTTATGTCTTTGGGCAGAGACTTTACAAACTCTTCGGTGGTTGTGCCACCTTTACCTGCTAAACCAAGACCACTTTTCTGGTTTGTTTCGAGGTTGTTGAGCTTCTGTATTCTTTTTACTACCTGCTCTTGTCGCCTCTTTGCAGTCTTTAGCTCTTTTTGTACTTCGCGTTTCTTTGCGACTGTGCGAGATACGTGGTAGCTGCCTTTCTCTCCAGGTTTTAGCTTTGGTCGAGCCATCTATTTCTTAGAGTCTTTATCTTTTTTAGCTTCTTCATTTGCAAGCTCTCTATAAGCTTGTTCAGCCTTATACTGTTGGTGCATCAGATACGCAGTAGTACCTAAAGCAACAGCACCAGCTATTGCAAGACCAGCACCTGCAGTTTGTAATTCTCCGTTTGGTGTTGGTTTGGCCTTGCGGCTTCCAGCTACTTTGGTAGACATCAGCCTACTACCTTTGCAATGTCTATAATGCTTACACTTATTAGAGTGTAGGTTATGATTGTAAGTATGAACACTTGGTTTAGACCTTTCGTGATATACGTTTTATGTGTTTAGCTACCTTCTTTGACTGATTGGCGTGTAGCTTACTTGCTTTGTTAAGTTGTGCAGGTATCTTCTTAACACTTGCAGGTACTTTTACTTTACCGCCTTTGTTCATCTTAGCTGTTTTAGCTGAACGCTTAAAGTTATCGGCAGTCGGTGCGCCCTTGGCTCCAGCTTTACGCATCTTCTCACCGCTTCCTGCAGCAATACGTTTTTTCTTAGCGTGTATGTTAGCGTAAAGTCCCACTATATCTCTTCCTTTTGATCTATTACGATCTCTTTTGGTTTGTCTTTTGATGGAAGCATGATAATACCGTGCATAACATTTGCTTCAATTTCGACTTGTTGTTTCTTTCCAACGCCCACTCTGTCAAGGATTGTTTCTGCTGTCTTGAGTCTGTGATCCATTTGATTAAGAGGGGTTGTACCATCTGCATCTAGTCCTTCTACTATTCTGCTTGCAGCCTTAATGGAGTGCGTGGCAAGCATGTTGCGTGTGCGGTCTACTATCTCGTTGCGTAACGATCTTGTTAACCAACTACGAGAGTGTTCCTTGTAACCAGCAGCAGCAACAGCATTCTTGACATGGCCTCCGTTATCCATGAGTGCGTCAAGAAACTTCTCTTGTTTTGTTGTTAGTTCTCTTTTATCTTTTTTAGAAGTAGTAGTAGGTAAACTCAAATCTATACAACCTTGTAGTAAATAGAGCATTGCGTAGGCAACCAAAGCTCTCTCTAGAACCTAATGCTTTGTGCGGCTTATGAATTGCGCTTAGATTAGGGAGGAGGAATGTTGCCTACGCAAACTCTGTAATTATGTAGCAATAAGTAGAAGTAACGTTCTATTCCAAATTTGTATACACTTTAAGGTTTGGTTGGATATTAACTGTTTTCTACGTTTTAGTGCTACCTTCTATTATACACCATATATGGATGTTGTCAAGTAAATAATGCGTAATAGTGTAATAATATTAAAAAAATATATTTTATACTTGACAGATTGGTCAGGAGGTGTATAATAGTGTATAACACTGCAGAGGGTGTAGTACCTATCTATATAGGCTACATACACTATAAGGTGTCGAGAAATGGAGACTACATATATCTAAGGATGTTGACTCCATATACACGACCAAGCAGTGTTAACACCCAACACCCTTTAAAAATATAAAATCATTAGCGGCTGTGAGTTAAGCTAGAGCTAGTACCGTACTGTCCCTTCCCCCCACCTTCAGTTCTTCACACACGCATTCATAGACCTGACTTTATAGACTATATAAGGGTAAAAAGGTCTTGTAATCATACCATTGTGTTGAAGTTCCACGCCACACGTAGACTGCTTGAATTAATCTGACATTTTAGACTGTAGAGCGGGTGCTGGCGTTAAATACGGCCACCAATAACAACCCAACTATTGAGCAATGCCAGTGGCATACATAGTTAACGCAGTTATTACACTACACATAAAAAGAACCCCAATGCGCGAACATTGGGGCTAAGTTTACACTAGGGAGTGCTGTATTGTTATGGTTGCATATAGTGAACGAACAACATTGAAAACATGGCAACGCCGAACATGATAGCGCCACCAAGTGTTATCCTGTCTAATACCGTTACAACATGCTCATAACGATTGTTAAGTAATGCAATGTCTCGCTCTCTGGTCATGTCTACAGTCTTATTAAGCTGTTTAATGCTAGGCTGTAACCATTCTGCATCATATGCCTTTATAGCCGCATTAACGTCCGCCTTGTTCATTGTCGTAAGTACTACGTTACTCATGGCAATGTTCATATCTTTAAGCTGGCGGTTAACATCACCGTTAAGTATGCTTATTTCATCTTTTACATCCATACACTCACTTAATACGAAACCCATTGTTGCAGGTTTATCCGTGTAAGATTGGTTCTTATCGTAATCGTTTAAACCTTTACGCATTAATGCGTTTGGATCGGTTGGAGTATCAGCATCAACTAAGCTTATTATTGTGTCATCTGAATATGTCATTATTTCATCATCCTTTAATAGTTTGTATGTGGTATGTGAACCGTAGATTTCAGATCAACGCTAGATCCTTCATAAACAGCTCGTTTAAATGTGTCTGGATTGAATAACGGATTATCCCGTCCAAACAGTGCGGTGAAATCATGAATCATTCTTTGCTCTAACTCAAGCGTAAAACCTTCTCGAACGTGGCGATTGAGTAACTTAGCAATGTCTACATAGTGTCGTTTTTGATATTTAGGCATGTTGTAAACGCTCCTTTGTTTCCTGTCTTCTGTTTGCAATTATTCTATTTGCCATGCTTTTAACCGTGGTATTGCGATCAAACGTTTTATTGGTGTCCAATTGCAATTGCTTTAAACGTAAATGCAATACGTATTCTTGGCAAACATCACAGCATTGGCCATCGAGTATCGGTTGAGCGTTATGGCCATGTTTCCAGTAAACGCGGCCCGTTTCATTGTCTGCGTGGTGTTCTATGTCACCTTTGCAAATGTCGCATGTTTCATATTTCATTGTATAACTCCAGTGCTAGTTAAAAGTTAAAGACGGCTACATTTCTGCAACCGCCTTTATGTTCTACCCTACTATTATCATAAATACAACTAGTATCACTAATACTATAATGGCGCGATACACACCAAGAATTATACCATACACTATACGGTCAATAATTCTTTAGCTGTATCCATTGCCTTAGTCTTTAAATCATTTGTACCAGTGCCATAAAATGCCTTGTCCAAACGATTGTCAGCGCCAAAGTCACGGACTGGTTTGTGATCAGTCATGTACGTAACAGTATTAAAAGCACCCCACAACGTACCTTTTGCGCTTGGTTTATCCCAGCCCATGTTAACTGATAAACTTGGATCACTAACAAGCTCTTTATCAATTGCCAGTGTGTCAAGTGTTTTACCAGCAACCAACAATTTCACCTGCTCATTAAGCAAGGCAATTTCTGCATCTTTTGTCATTTTACGCGAGCTATTAGCAGGATTGAATTCTTGGCCCCTGTTATATGCCAACGCTTTTCTAACACCTTCAGAATAAGTCACCTTGCCACTTTCGTCGGTGCGTTCTTTTCCACCGAATATTGTGCGAAAGAAATCGGTTTCCTCTGCACCAGATAGTGAACGTTTGGCCATTGCCTTGGCCAGCTCTTCAAGCTCTCCGAAGCTCTGACTACTAACACCCAAGGCAACCTTCAAGGCTTCTGCATCAAACGGCGCACGGTGATTATGCTTTATAATGTCGTCACCATGCTCCATAGCAAGTCGCATTGTATTAGCACAAACAACACGAACGGGCGTATTTAATGCGCTGTTTGCACATTTACCAGAGTGATCAATTGTAAACAGTAGGTTGTTAACAATTTCATCATCACCATCTAGTGTGAACCCCTCTTTAGTTGATGCCATGCACCAAACCTTTCGACCACCGAACAATGAACCAGCAGTATGCAAGTACATTTTATTATCATTAATAAACTCTTCAAAGAAATTAAAAAGCTCTGCATTTTGTACTGGTTTGTAATCACCTGCAACGTAATGTCCTAGTATTGCACCATCAGATGTACGCTCAATAAAGTTTGAACCCTCGATTGCCTCCGATGCGTGGTGCGGATGATCTGCAGGATAACAGTTATTATTCAACGCTACCTCCCAATTACAACCTGCCGCTTCCATCATTTCCGCTGGTGTTAAATCATTGTTGATTGGATTGCCAAGACCATGCCAAGGTGTTTCACCTGCAAAGGCCATTGTTTCTACTTCATGTGACATACTATTTTTCCTTTTCCTATGTCGTTAATTGTGCAGTATTGCACGGGTAACAAAAACAACTGTAAAACCAATTAATCATATTATCAAGTACTATTATTGCACCATAACGTGTTATCTGCTAACTGATAAGATGTTAACTTTCTTCCTTCTTGCTTGCTATTTCCTCTCGCTTTGCGATGCCATACTCCACAAACCGCCACGGGCTGTGCTTGAGATGGTCATGCGCCTTTTGCTTTTGTTCCGTTTCAAGGCTGACAATTTCATTGCTGACAATTTGAGTACACTCCAGATACTCATCGGCAACATCCCAAATACTAGTAAAATTGCTGACAACTTTATCACGAGTTCCTACACCGTCACATTCTAAGCATTGTTGTTCTGTTATGTCTACCCACGGACCGTTACTATTAGTACCGTGTGTAATCATTTCTACTACACCATTACTCTCACACCACTTGCAAGGTAACGTTACAGTAAAGCTAGTCATACTACATAAACACGATAGCTACTGCTTCATTCTCTTTAAAGCAATTTCTACCGAACCTTTTAGTGCAATACTTTGTTGCAAGAGATTTAGTTTTGAATACAGCTACTGACACCCACTGTTTCAATTTACACTGTTCCTCAGTACTCTCTCCAGTTATAACACTATAGGGCATACGCTCCCACACTACATAGTTACTGTCACTAGCTCTCGGAGCTATGTCGATATATATCTTGTCACTCATTCCGTAGCACTCCATTCTTGTAGATCTAATCCAATGTAGTATCCTATCTTTTCTAGCTCATCATCTGTCATTGTATCTGATCCTTGTTCAAGATCACCTACTTGTATAACAGCGTCAGTTATAAATCTACGAGCATTCTCATCGGATGGAAACAACATTCTCTCCCCTGCATCATCAAGTAAATACTCTTTACCATTTAGTGAGATGCCTTCTGCATACACATAAACATGGAACATTGTAGGTGGTGCATCGTCGTGTTGGTTCTCACGAAGTTCATCGTTTGCTGGATGGCTCATGTTTTAGCCTCCTTGTTAAGGGCTACACGAGCCTTGTCTAAGTTTCTTGGATTCTTAACACATTGTGTTGCAGGATATAACATCTTGGCTGACTTCAAAGTACGCCAGTAAGTGTCGCTATCCTGATCATGAAACAACCAACTCTTTCCATTACGGACTTTACCAATTATTCTCATTCGACCGTTTGGATCACGGTCACCTAGACCAGATCCTGTCATGTCTAACAAGTCACCGAAGAAATCATCTATAAAATTCTTACCTTGCATGTTACCTTTTCCTTTTCCTTTTCAAAAACAAGCGTTAATGCTCTTACACCTTAACAGCCTACTCGACCTAAAAAAACGTGTCAACTATTATTATTATTATTGCACCATTGTATTGCATTAGGTAAAGTCTTCTATTCCAAGAGATAAGAGGTAAGACCATACAGTTGAGCAACGTCAACAGCCAGTTCTAAGGAATGAAGTACTATTTCTAAGATGACCAACGCGATAACTGCTTCAATGCTGACAATTTTAACAGGTAACCAAGCTGACAATTTATTTGCTGACAATATTCTTCTCCTTTTAAAGGCTGACAATTTTCTTTTTGTTCTTCTTCTGCGTGTTTTATCTGCTGACATTTTTATGGCTGACAATTTCATAGGGACAGTCTGCAACATTACAAGGCATTACTATATCTTTAGGAACACCTTTCTTACGTATTAACTTAATAGTACATATCTTACAGTGTGACCTTCTAGGCATCGTCTTCCCTCTCTTTAAAGATGTATTTAGTAACTAACGTTTCTATATCTTTACAACAATAGTGCATTCTTTTTGTATTCTTTCTGTTGTAAAGAACACCCCATCTTCCTGTAGTATAGTAATATTGAAAAGTCTTATCAGAACATTCAGGAGCGTCAATGTAAAAAGCATAATTCTTATAAGAATAATCAAGTCCTTTTTCTTCTAAGTATTGTTTCACATGTTCAATATCTTGATTAGTGTATACTTTAAAAATCGTCTTTCCTCTCCTTTGGATAGTAGACATCAACAATGCTGTTACACTTAGGACATGACAAGTTAGTAACTATTTGATACTCATCATCTTCTTCATCAATATCGTGATCACCGCCCCATATCAACGGTGTGTTGCAGTGCCAACAATTCACTATTCTTTATCCTTTTTCATTTCAGCGTTCCATGCTAACACATTCATATTAATACCATCTTCTACTACATCCCAAGTAAACGTCCATGCTGACCCATAGTGTTTCATTAGAACGAACGTAAGATCGTCTTTGAATTGTTTAGTGCAGTTGACACTTTCTGTTTCTTCAAAAAGGTCAAGGCCATCAGTGCAGTGTTCCATCGGTATCCTCCTCTTCCTCTAAATCACCTGTTGAGCGACCCCATTTAAGTTCATCTTTAAGTATATCACTGTTTATTTCAGTAAAATGTTTCAATTCTTCTAACAAAAAAGATACAGCAAGCATAGGTGTAGGTGCATTGCATAAAAC